ATTATACTCAGGACTAGGGCTGTCTTGATAGAGCTGTACCCTGCGCTCAAGGTCTGCAATCCTATTAGCATCGCGGATATGAATCTCTTCCATCTCGTTGAGCTTTGCACTAAGGTCTACCACATCAACATATGCAGAGTGAGACATTCTATCAGCCCTATCTACAGCGATGTTGTTAGCAACTCTATCATCAATCCATGCTTCTACTGCTTCAATTAAAGTTTTCATATTATTTATCCTAAGTTATATTAAGTTGTGTATCTTTGGTGTTCTCGTTTCTCTTACTTACTTACCCATTCTCCAAAAAAACATTCGACTAAGTTCAACCACTGGCTGACCGTTAGACTTCTTTAGCTTACCGTTTGTAAAGGTATACAAAGTATAATCAAAACCCTCTCTAAAATTCTTTATACTTTTATACACTCGTACCTCAGAACCTTCAGTGGTGTCAGGGTTTCTAGTTGACCATGCTTTAAGGGACTTTGCTTGGTCGGCTATTCGCATACTGCCGTTATTAATATCTTGTGAAAATAAATACATAACATCTCTCCAATTTAAATAGAATTATACACTAACTACTCTTACATTACCAGTACCTAATTAGAAGCATTAACTAAATAACTATAGTGTACTTCACTTACATGATTTGCATCTCGCCATTTTGTAGACTTAGTAGCTAAGAAACTACACCAACTGTTCCACAAATTCTCTGTACCATATTCATTACAGATTTGTACATAGTTCCTAATCTTTTTAACATTAGCGTCTAAACTCTTGATAGTCTTAGGGTTTTTAGCTAACACAAAGTCCTTAGCATCTAAATTATACATCTTTAAATTATGACTATCCATGCACCCAACTAAACCTGCTGTCAACTGACACATAAACCCTGCTTTAGCCATGCCTAAACCATTAACCCTAAGGAATATTTTCATCAAGCTCATAGCTTTACTAGCATCTGTTTTATTACTATTGATTACTGCCATAACTTGAGCATACATTTTATGCTTATTAGATTCTAAATATGTATAAGTATCTTTCTTAAAACCCCAAAGTGATTTAGCCTTTAGCTTATTAGTTTTAACATCTATCATCTGTTTGCCTATGTTTAACCATGGCTGTCGAATACTCAGTCCTGCCATTAAAGTTGCATCAGACAAATTACTTGCTGATAGTTGTGCATACTGCTGAACTTTTACTGCATGATTCTGATACATAAAATACCTCGTTGGGTTGGTTGACGTTTTCCAAGCTACAGGGATCGAGAGTCAGTGTCAACTCCTTTCCCTGTGCATTATGCTGTTGTGAAAGAGTGCGCTACCCATATCCTACGAGTAACTCTATGAAGCTGATAGTGGTATAACATAACATTCCGATGATAAGAACTTCGCTGATCTTGGTAACTAATAGATTAGAATTTCTCATTATAACTCTCTCCATTCTAAGTTAACTACACTGGGGAAAAACTCTCTGTTAAAGTCACATGCTCCAACAACCCAAACTCTACCAGTACTGCTAGGTTTATGTGGTGGGTTGCCACCTTGTAGAATATAAGACTCACCTCTAAAACAAGTAACTACTTCTTTCTCTGTTGCAGGCTTTCCAGTTTCTTGGTGTACCAGTTCATAACCTTTCTTTATAATATTCATTATTCTATCCCCATTAGTTGGTTGTTTAATCTATCTAATTCTAAGCATAGAGATTCAGTAGTGCCTTCGTGCTTATATATATGAATATCTTTCTTCACTCGATCATAATAACAAGACTCTATCTCATCCTTTATCTCTGATAAATCATACGATCCAAACTCATCGCACCATTGATCTGGAGTACCATACATCTCTTCACGAGTTAAAACATATAACGTATAATAATTTTTCAAACTAACTCCTCCTCAAATGTAAGTACTATAGGTTTCTCCCAGTGTTCACAGTAGTTTGATATATCAAAATCTATATCATCTACTAAAGTAGAATGTAAAATATACTCTTGAAAATAATCATCACCAACCTCAACCTGATCTGAAATTTTATCCCAGAAATTTCTATCTTTAGCTAAAGCTATATCTACATTATGTATAAGATAAGTATAACCAAACTTACACTTCCAGTGTTGAGGACATTCACCTCTACCATCCCAATCATGGGCGGCATAGTTTTCTTTAAGCTGTGTGCTGATAACAATTTTCATAACATCCACCTTATAAATTCTATTAATTATAGCCATCCTTGGCCGTTTATAATTCTATTTTTACTTGCTCAAGATAGCCAAGATAGCATCAAGCTTCGAGTCAACCTCAGAGACTTTAGTCTCAAGGGCAGTGATCCTGCCATCCATCTTCTTAGCTACGCTATTCACCGGAGTTGCTTTCTTCGGTGTAGCCTTCGGCTTCTTAGAATCTAACGCCTTCTCCGCATCTTCGATGCTCTGCTTAGCCACTGGCTTAGCTTTAGCTACTGGCTTCGCTTTAGCCTTCGGCTTGATTTTAGCCTTCGGCTTTCTTACCAGTTCAAGGAACTGAGCAGGAACAACCTGATGATCTCTGAAATCAGAGACATCGCTGTGAGTCATAAAACTATCCTGTGCTGAATAGAAACTATTCAGGATGGCGTTGAAAACCTTGGTCAAGCCATACCGCTGAGACGGAGTCTCTGAAGCTATGTTAGCAAAGTGACAAGCTACTCCGTAGACTTGCTTAGCAGTAGCGATTTTGTTGCCGTCGATCATAAGAAAATTATTCATGGTGTATCTCCAAGTTGGTTGCCGAGATTGGCTGTTGTCGTTTTGACGATTTCCAAGCTACAGGTTTGTCGATCTGATTGCAAATTCTTTTCGTGTGTGATTAATCGTGATCGCATTATGCGCGTGTTAACAGGCATGAAAAAAGCGAGGAAAGTGGATATACAGTGGATATACAGTACTGGACAAATGAACAGTCATCGTGTGCGCGGTAATGATATTACTGATGCGCGATAAAGACTATCAACATACGCGGTAATGATATTACTGTGCGCGAAAGACTATCAACATGCGCTAAGACTTTAAAAGTCTTTACATGACAGGATCAGGAAAAAGCCAACTCTCCCTTCGGGAGGTTAGATTCTTGGAAGTCTTGGAAATCTCTGGAGATAGTTAACCGAAGGTTAGTTAACTTGCTAGGTCTTTGAAATCCTAAAGGATTTTTATAGAGATTCTAAAGAATCTTAGAAGTCTTCAAAGTCTCCTAGTCTAGTAAACTAGATGTCTGGCTCTGAAGACTTTGAAGCCTTTGAAGACTTTTAAAGTCTTTAGTGCGGGTGATAGAGATTCTAAAGTCTTTGAAGTCTGTAAGACTTATGGGGCGGGCAGGTGTCCATACCCCCACCCCCCTATATATACACATGGTTATACATTTTTGGAAGGCTCTGGAGTGTATACCAGTTAGGGCGGCAGCTTTAAAGACTTTAAAGGGGAGAGTAAAAAGGAGGGGAATATGTTAACTGTGTTCACACATCTAAAACGGGGAAGTAGATACACAAGAAGAATATGACTAATATATCTATATAACCCCGGTGGGCTTAATATCTATTATACTGCGATATGAGCGTTTTGTCAAGAAGTATTTTACATTTATTATACCTTTTTGGAATAAAAGACTTGACAAACCTCCAATATCGCAGTATACTAGAGCTTATGACAAATAAAAAAGAATTAACAACCAAGCAGGAAGCTTTCCTTAACCACTTAACGCAAGTAGGAGGTGATCCGCGACAAGCAGCAGTTCTAGCAGGCTATGCAGAAAGTAGTTATCCATCGGTTGTTAAAGCGTTAAAGACGGAGATCTTGGATCTAGCTACAAATATCTTAGCCCAATCTGCACCTAAAGCAGCTATGAAGCTCGTAGCAATTATGGATAGTGCCGAGCCAATACCACAAGCTAACATGCGTATACAAGCAGCACAGACCATCTTAGATCGTGTAGGTTTAGGGAAGACAGACCGTTTAGATGTTACGGTTAACACGACAGGTGGTTTGTTTATACTACCCGCAAAGCAAGAAACAGTCATAGAAGGTAATTATGAGGAGATCTAGCAGTACTATTCCATTTGGTTATAAGCTAGATGAAGGTAACGTAGAGTTACTAACTGCGATTCCAGAACAGCTCGAAGAACTAGATAAGATGATAGAGATGATTAAACAGAAGACACTAAGTCTGCGCGAAGCTGCAATGTTTTTAGAACACAAGACCGGAAGGACTATTAGTCACATGGGCTTAAAAAAGATAGCTGACAAACGCGATGACTGATTGGGAGCTAAACCCAGATAACTACGCAACAGACGATAACGGAGAGTTCATACTCAAGGTTGATGGTACACCGCGTAAAAAAACAGGTAGGGCAAAAGGATCTAAAGGCCGTGGTTATAATTACCATTCTAGAACTAAAGCAAAGATGGACGCAACGAAGGCTGTTAAAGAAAAGAAAAAGAAGCTTAAATCAGCTCAAAACAAAGTAGATAGTTATAAACAGTCTATTAAAACAACTACAAAAGCTTTAAACAAACTAGATGGTAACGCAGTCTCAAATGTAATTGAGGAACAAGAGCTAGGAAACTTACCAAAAGCCCTAGCAGAAGAAGCAAAAGAAGAGGTTATCTTCAAGGCCAACGAAGGCCCACAAGAAGACTTCTTAGCAGCCTCAGAAACAGACGTTCTGTACGGTGGAGCAGCAGGGGGAGGTAAGTCCTATGCCATGCTCGTAGACCCGCTTAGATACGCTCACAG